TCCCAATTCTCATTAATACTTAAAGCAGTTGCCCACCATAAAGGTTTTTCGCCTCTGCGTACTTGCCATAAACTTCCGTTTAATTCTTTAATTGCTTTTATTTCGTTTGGAAAACGCACATCAGGTATAACCCAGTTTTGTTCTGGATTGTTTAATATTTTTTGCTTAACTAAACTTACCCACACACCGTCGAAGAATCCTTCACGCATACATTCTGTACCAAATAACTGTAATACCAATCTAGGGGTAATTTCTTTGCCTGTTTCCTTTGTCCAAAAAGGATCCTGTTTTTCTCTCCAGTCTCTACTTTCTTTAGTATCACCTTCGAGCATTTTACGATCCCAATTAAATATTGTTGCTACACCATCTTTAAGTGCATCTGCAAAACTTAATTTTTTAAAGTTATGTTCGGCTATTAACGTATCTGCGACTGTGCCTTTACCGGACCCAATGAGTCCGCATATTCCAATAATCATTAGATTCCTTAATTGTTGTTATTAAGTTTAGCCGATTACCCAAGTCATTGGCATCTGGCTATCAGTTAAATTATACAAGTCTTGTTCGAGTTTGTCAAGCTCTGTTTGTGCCTCTGCTTTTAGGGAATCACCATTAAGTGATGTACCGCCTTGTGGACCAGCGATAGTGGCGAATTTTGATCTTGCTTCACCGAGCATATACTTACAACGTGCAAGTGTATAATCATAAAGCCAACTTTTACAACGATTATCTGTCAATAATGTAACATCTGGCTTTTCATTATACATCCAAAGTAGGATATTTTCACCAGTATTTCTAACTCTTCTAACTATTGTTAATTTTTTACTTACTGGCTCAAATGTAAAATTAATATAACCGCCAAACATTTTGGCTGTTAATTCTTGGTATTGAGAAAACATTTCATAACTAGCAAGTCCGCCAACTCTACCTGCTTGTAACAAGTAAGTGTTAACATATCCTGCTTCAAAAGGTTCAAACATTGTACCTGTTGCAGATCCGCCTGTACTTCTACGAAATACTTCTCTAACTGTTTGTACTTGATCAGGTAGGATATACTCTTGTTGCTCTTGAACTAGTGTTAAAAATCCATAACTTTCTTCAACAGAATTTGAACTCTTTTGTCTATACACATCAAAAGACTTTTGCAAAGCAATTTGGTAATGTGATGGGTCAAGTTCAACTTCGACCATGCCTCCGCCTAAACTGGCTTTTACATATTCGAATACTTTATTTTGTTCTGTCGCTAGATCTGCCATGGATTGTTCCTCTTATATGTACTATTTAGCAACTTTCAACAGTATTGTCTGGTCATTAATTCTACCATTTAATTTAGTATCTACTGCTTTAATATCATCTAGGTACTTCCGTAGAAGTATCTTTCCGGCGCTTTTAAACGTCGCTAGTTGCTCTTTAGGTTTTCGAAGGGTCTTTTGTACACTCTCTTCAATAAAGCCCGTTATAGTGGTTCCTTTAACACCTAACCCACTACCTTCACGTTGTTGTCCTGTAGGGTCTATATTTTTAGCAACATACTTTCCTATTTTACGAGTTTTTACATTATAAATCCAAAGTTCACTAGCACCTGGAATTTCTGCAGGATTTACACTTACTAATCCTAGTTCCCCAAACTCTTTTAAATATTTCATTTTAGCAACTTGCTTGTCGGCTGATATAATTTTACGTTTACGAGGTTTACGTTCTGCTTTTCCTTTTTGAATTAACATAGAACAAGCATTATCTATTTCTCGATAAATGTCTAGCATTTTCTTTTGTTGTTTAGGTGTCATTGGACTATATGCTTCAATTAATTGATCATACCAGTCATCATCTATTTTTTTAGGTCCTAATAGTTCTTCCCATTCTTTTAAATTAGGACTATAATATTCTCTAATAATTTTTGCATGAGCAGATTTTGCCTGTTGCTTACGAAGAATACTTAACGGATTAAATTTCTTCATATCAAAGTTGTCCAAGTCAGTTACTGCACTATCTAAAAATTCTTCTATCTCATCAGTGAGTGCTAATGCAGATAATCGCAATCTTTGTTGAATTGTTAATACAGGTCCGCCTGTTAACTTAATTTGCTTTTCTACTTCGAAGCCTTTCTTTTTAAGTTTCTCTTTTCCCATAACAATAACTTCGTCTAATTGCCTACGAACAAATTCTGATGGGTCAGATTGTCCTCCTATAACACCAGGCAGTTTCTCCAAGTACTTGTCATATTCTGGATGGTGTGTTGGCATACCTCGAAGTAAGGCACAACATATTCCACAAGTTGTTATGTTAATACGCCATAATTCACAAACACTGATTGCTTGTACATCTTTCTTATTATAGCCGTTGGTAAGCATCCATTCCTTAACTTTAGGTAACAAGTCTTTAGGTTGGTAATGATAGTTGTAATATGTGCCTACTCTATGGTGCTCTTTGTGAAATTTCTCAATAGGCCACGTCTGCCAATCGTCCCAAACAGGTTCTGGTCCTGTGTAAGATTCATCTGCAAGTCTCGATGTCCTCGGTTTTGTAGGCTTTTTACGTGGTAATTTCATAGATATTCCTTTTCCAAAATCTTGTCCTGTATGCCTTTATATATGCGAATATGTTTAAATATACTATGTTTTAATCATTTGTCAACCTTTTTTTGCATTTTAGCAAAGAAATGTTATTGTATAAATACTACAAAGAGGATATAAATAATGCCAAAATTATCCATGTGGAAGCCTGAAAAAGGGCAGGACTATAATTTTTTCGATAGTAGAATTCGTGAAATGTTCACCATCGGCGGTACCGGAGTTAACATTCATAAGTTCTTAGGAGCCGACACGGCTAACAATGATGGAACAGATTCTAGTCAGCCAAGTTATGCTACACAGAGTGAACAAAACATTCAAGATTTATTATTCCTCGAGAACAGAGATAGGAAGTACGATACATCTGTTTACGAATTAAGAGGCATTTATAACGTTGCAGATATCGATTTTGATCTTACACAATTTGGCTTATTTTTACAAAACGATACACTGTTTATCACTTTCCATATGAACGATATGGTAGAAGGTTTAGGTAGAAAACTTATTAACGGAGACGTTTTAGAACTACCTCATATGAGAGATTTTTATCCATTAGATTCGGCTTTGCCCGCGGCATTAAGACGTTATTATGTAGTACAAGATGGTAACAGAGCCGCTGAAGGTTTTAGTCCAACATGGTATCCACACTTGTGGAGAGTTAAATGTACGCCACTTGTTGACTCACAAGAATACAGAAGTATATTTGATCAAACTGCTAAAAAACAAGACGGTTCAGATGTTACTGGTGCTGATAACAAGTTAAGAGATTTATTAAGTACATACAAACAAGAAATTGAAATTAATACTGCAATTATACAACAAGCAGAAAAAGAAGTACCAAAAAGTGGTTACGACACAAGTTCTTTTTATGTTGTTCCAACTAATAAAGATGGAACACCTGTTGACCCAGAAGGCGACAGTGCAGATACAACATCAGTTGGTGCAAGTAGTACACTTGTTTCTGCTGATGAAATGCCTGTTACACCAAGTAAAGAAGGATATAATAGTCCGGGTGGCATGGCTGGTGACGGTGTTGCTCCTAACGGTTATCCTGTAACTCCTGCAACTTCTTTCCCAAGTGGTGCAGATACAACACAAAAAGACGGCTTCATTAATAATACAAAAACATATGTCGATGATGATGGAACTACTAGAAAATCTAGACAGCGTTTAAGTGATGTTCTAACACCGGAAGAGGACAACTAAAATGGCTAGACAGTTTTTTTACGATAATCAAATTAGAAGATTTTTACTACAATTTGTTAGACTTTTCAGTAACTTCCAAGTAGAAGTTGGTTCTCCAAATGCTTCAGGTGTAAGAGATTTAATTAGTATACCTGTAACTTACGGCGACATGAGTCGTAACGTTGCTCAAGTAATGAGAGATGCAAGTGAGAATAAAGTTTTAAGTGCTCCAAGAATGACTACTTACATTCAAAGTATGACATACAGTAGAGAACGTGTACAAGAACCAAACTTTGTAGATAAACTTCACGTTAGACAAAGAAAATATAATGCTAGTACAGACACTTATAGTCGTACACAAAGTAATGCAGTTACAGTTGAAAGACATATGCCTGTTCCTTATGACTTAAGGTTAAATGTAGATATATGGACAACTAACACTGAAATGAAACTACAAGTTTTAGAACAAATTTTATGTTTGTTTAATCCTAGTTTAGAAATACAAAGTACAGACAATTATATCGACTGGACTAGTTTAAGTTTAGTACAATTAGAAAATGTAAACTTTAGTTCAAGAAGTATTCCAGTAGGTACCGAAGACCAAATTGATATTGCTACATTAGAATTTAGTATGCCTATTTGGTTAACAATGCCTGCTAATGTTAAAAAGATGGGAGTTATACACAAAATTATTAATAGTGTATATGATGGAAGTGGCGACCTTGTTAATTCTGTTGCTGATGATAAATTAGTTATGGGAACAAGATTAGGTGTTACTCCAGGCAATTACGGTGCTATATTATTAAATGGTCAAGCCGAACTTGTTG